ATGCAGTTAGCACTAGAAATCGCAAGATTAGAAACACTTCCGCTTACCGAATTACGTCGTTTATGGAAGCATTACTTTAAAACCGATTGTGAAATCCAAAAAAAGGATTATTACATTTCAAGAATTGCCTATCGAATGCAAGAACTGGAATTAGGCGGTTTGAAAGCATCAACTAAAAAGATGATTGCAGAAATTTGTGAGTCAACAAAAAAGCATAAATCACTACCGCCATATGGAACACGAATTGTTCGTGAATATAAAGGTGTTGAACACTCAGTCAAAATAGTTATGGGAGGCTTTGAATATAATGGAATGAAATATAAAAGCCTATCCAGTATCGCAAAATTGATAACCGGTAGCAAAATATCGGGAAACTACTTTTTTGGATTAGAACGATATAAGGAGTAAACATGGAACAGAAAATAATCAGATGTGCAGTATACACTCGTAAATCAACAGAAGAAGGGTTAGACAAGGAGTTTAACACTTTAGAAGCTCAACGAGAGGCTGGTGAAAACTATATCAAGAGCCAAAAACAACAAGGTTGGGTCTTGCTTCCACAGCATTATGATGATGGTGGTTATAGCGGTGGCACATTAAAACGTCCTGCCCTTCAAAGACTATTGTCTGATGTGCAAAATGGTAATATTGATATGATTGTTGTTTATAAAATTGACCGCTTAACCCGTTCTTTGCTAGACTTTTCACAACTGATTAAAACGCTTGATGCACATAATTGTTCTTTTGTTTCTGTTACACAAAATTTTAACACTTGCGATTCCATGGGTAAACTGACCTTGAACATTTTATTATCGTTTGCCCAATTTGAACGAGAAGTAAGTGCTGAACGTATCCGAGACAAAATTGCCGCCACCAAGAAAAAAGGTATGTGGACTGGTGGTAGCGTTCCCCTTGGCTATGATGTTAAAAATAAAAAATTAGTAGTTAATCAGGAAGAAGCAAAAATAGTTCGCTATCTATTTGAAGAATATTTACGTTGTCGGTCAGAAGTTCAAGTGAGCAGAAACGCCAACGAAATGGGCTATCACTCTAAAGCTCGTAAAGTTCGTAATAGTCAAGGAGAAGTTGCCTTGTCTTTTAACCATGCGATGATTAATAATTTACTCCGTAATCCTATTTATATTGGAAAGATACCTTACAAAACAGAATTGTTTGATGGACTACACAAAGCGATAATTCCTATGGATTTGTGGAATCAAGTACAAGAATTAAAAAGGCTTAACCGCCGAGAACGTTTTGCCCCCTCCCGTTCTGTTAAAAATTCATTATTAAAAGGCCTTGTAGAATGTGAATGTTGCGGCACAATGACACCTACCCGCTGCAAACGAAAAAACAAATATTACGAGTATTATACTTCATCAAAAGCTGTCAAAGAAGGTCATCATTTATGTAGAACAGGAAGTGTTCCAGCAGGTGAGTTAGATAGATTTGTTTTGGATAAAGTTAGAAATGCATTCAAATCTCCAGAAATTATTCAAGAATTAGTGCATCAAATTAAACCGTACAAACCTGAGTATGGCGTAAGAGAAGTTTTTGACATTGTGCAGTCGGTTGATAAAGTTTTTGAGCATTTTGAACCGGCAACATTACAGTCAATCATAAAACAACTTGTTGATAAAGTCATTATACACAAAGGCAAAGTTGTCATTCGATTTAACAGTTTTGGCGTATCGTTGCTTGATGATAATATTAAATTTCAAAATGAGTTTAATAAAAAAACACTAGAATTTACTTATAATGTTACGTTGGCTCGTAAAAGAGGTCGAGTAAAAATAGTCAATCCTCTTCCGTCAGAAACACCTGAAAAAGACGAGATTTTAATAAATGCCGTATCCAAAGCCTTTAAATGGCAAGATTTGTTGGAAAGAACAAATTTAACAATTGCAGAATTAGCCCGAAGAGAAAAAATTGACAGGACATATATGGGACGCATTTTAAAACTATGTTCTCTTGCTCCCGAAATTATTAATGCAATTATAGAGGGAAAACAACCACGATTGCTTAATTTACAAGTCTTTACCAGAAACCAAATCCCTCTTTTATGGAGTGAACAACTTAAAAAATATGGTTTTGTTTACGATTCGCACTGATTTTTTATAAAATTGACATAACCGTATGTATTGGATTCCATACGGTTATATGCGTTTGACATAACATATTATTTTTATTTAATTTTCCTACGGAAAAAATTATTTAATCCTTTCGTTTATATAGCCGAAAGCATATCATTTTTTTGTAACTATCCCCCAAAATTTTTACGAAAGGATGATATATGCCGAAGCAAAACAGCGGTGGTCTTCCACCAAAAATTGAAATGTATATTCGTATTCATGTGGCGAGTTTATATAAAACAAATTTGTTTCAATACCAAGAGCGAGACGACCTACTTCAGGAACTCGCTCTTTTTTATATTGAAAGGTTTTACAAAAAAGATGAAGACATACCAGATGAGCTACTTTTCATTGCCCTAAAACGAAAGGCACAGCAAATACTTCGCTCCCGACTACTTAGCATGAAGTCGGGAGTTTTTTTTAATGAGTCATTAAATCGTATGTCAGAGGAAAAAGGATTTGAACTTACTTCGAAGTTTTGTTTAGAGGATTTAGAAAATGAAATAGATTTAAGATATTTATTAAAAATGCTCTCAGAAAAAGAACAGGAATTTATAAAACGACTATTTCAAGGAGAAAAATTAAATGATGTTTATCAATCACTTAAAATGTCAAAAGGAACACCAAAAAGGATTGCTGAGAAAATAAAGAAAAAAATTTGATATCGTTTGGTACTTTTTCGACCTCTCGTGGATTTTTACCTCATGTAGCAACCAAACATGAAAGGATAAAAAGCTATGAGAAAATCGAAAAATACTGTTTATGAAATGATTAAAACCATTCCAGTTGATAAGTTAATGGCCATGGATACCAACCAACTCATCTTTTGGGAGAATGAAGTACGTGATGAAATTGATGAGTTGAAGGAAATCGGCCGTCAAAAAACTCGTGCTTACCGCAGAGCCTTGCTTTCACTTAAATGGCTTCAAGGTATTCGTCGAATTAAAACAAGTGCTGAATTTAAGAAAACAGGAAAGATGCCTCCTAAGACAGTTATCATGGTCGTAGATCTTTCAAAGGAGGACTAAATGGATAGAAAAACGTCATTCGTGTTTTATCCTGCGGAGTTCCTTGCTTCTGTGTATAATTTTACAAATTGTGAATGTGCGACATTAATTAAGGCTCTTTGTGAGTACGCTCTGTACGGAAAAATCACAAAAAATTTATCGGAAAAAGTTCAAGACCGTTTTAATTTTTTGCAAGCAGGCATTGATGAAAACAATCGCAAATATTTTGAAACCTGCGAAAAACGTAAGGCTGGCGGCTCTAAAGGTGGTCGTCCAAAACGAGAAAAAGAAAACCTTAAGGTTTCTGAACCACCACCAAATTCTGCCAACGAAAAACCTGATAAGGAGAAGGATAAGGATAAAGGAGATGAAGAGTCCGGATATGTTTTTATTAAAAATAATAAAAATAAAGGGGCTGAAAATGTGGATAAGTCAGGATATGTCGGTGCTCCGAGCGTTGAAGAAGTGGCTGAATACTGCAAACGAAGTGGATATACAATTGACCCTGTAGCCTTCGTTCGGTGGAACGAAGAACGTGGTTGGATGAACGGCAAGAAATACATTGCCGTTGACTGGCGTAAAGCCGTCCGGAAATGGTTTTGCAAGGAAAACGGTCTCGCTTACTCGGAAATGGAGACTATGACGGACATCTGTCATGATGTGCTTAGCAAAGTAAAGGTGGTGCCGGATGAAAGCTAAAACCATCGCAGAAATCAAAGCAAACTTGGAAACAGCCGCCTATGTGGATCGGTTGTTGCCGCCTGTCCGTTCTCCCAAATATCGGTGTTTGATGCCCGAGATTATATACACGCCGCAAGAAATGGCCCTGATGGACCGCCGACCGGTTCGACCCCGTCCAACTCAGGCACAGGTCAGTTTATGGGAGACTGTCACTTTAGAATGGATACCACTTCTAGAAATTGATGAACGCCGCCTTGTTTGGAAACGGGCTAACCGAATTCCTTGGAAAATTTTATGCCGAGAATTTGGCATTTGCAGAACAAGGTTAATGCTCAAGTATGATAAAGCCATTGTAAAGATTGAGTTTTACCTAAAAGGAAAGGAAAAATGCAGAGTGCAAAAAATGAGTGGACACTTTCAAAAGAAATCGCTATAAATAAGGGTATAATCGGGATGGTTCTACGTAATCGTCCCGTTTATACATTTTTACATATAGCATCCGGCTCGGCAGTTCATCTGTCGGGCCTTTTTTTATAAGCAAAAAGGAGAAAAGATGAAAAAAACAGCAGAGTTCGTTTCGCTCGGACATCCGGACAAAACGGCCGACTATATTTCCAGTTATATCCTTGACCGTATGATCGCCCAAGACCCGGACGTAAAATACGCCGTTGAGGTTATGGTCAAAGACAACACCGTCGTGTTAGGAGGCGAAATCAAAGGAAAAGTTGTCCTATCAGATGTCAAAGAGTTCGTTAAAAATGCCCTGAGAGATATCGGTTATGATGAAAAATACGCCGAAGTTTGGGGCAAAAATGCCATAGATGTTCGTAAAATCGAAGTCATCAACCTCATCGGTCAGCAGTCAGCAGACATCAACCAAGGCGTAGTAGCCAATGGTTGGGGCGACCAAGGTGTATTTGTCGGTTACGCTTGTAAAGGTGAAGGCTTGATTAACCGAGAGCTTTATCTCGCTCGTACCCTTAACAATGCCCTTTATATTAAGGCTCGTCAAAGCAAAAACCTTGGAATTGACATTAAAACACAGATTACCTTAAACGACTACGGCCGAATTGAAACGGCTGTCGTTGCCATTCCGATGAAAGAACCGGAAGATTTAACAGATTTTATCATTGAAACACTCGGAGAAAAGCCCGACAACATCATTGTTAACGGCACCGGAAGTTTCAAATTGCATTCCTCCATCGCAGACTGCGGCATTACCGGTCGCAAATTGGCCTGCGATTTTTACTCTACTGCCTGTCCGATCGGTGGTGGCTCGCCTTGGACTAAAGACGGCAGCAAGGCAGATGTAACCCTGAACATCTATGCTCGCCGTTTAGCTCTTCGTTATTTGGAAGATAACGACGAATGCTTTGTCTATCTCTCCTCCTGCATCGGTCGAGCCGAACTGCCCAGTGCAGTTGTTAAAACAATCAAGTCAGGTGTCGAGACAAATACCGCCATCTCGGTGGCCAAAACCCCAATTGAACTGGCCGAAGAATTGGATTTAACAAAGCCGGTTTTCGCCCGTTTATGTCGAAATGGTTTGATATAATCCCCCGAATTTGCCGGAACATATCATACTAACGACATATAATCCCGACTTTTGGGCAGAATTGCCGGATAGTATCATACTATGCGAACATATAACATTGTATGTCGGTGTTGCCTCACATATAAGACATATATATGGGCTATTCTGACGGAATATCGCCCTATATTGCACATATATCGGACATATATTCGCATAGATTTGCATATATGTTCGCTATGATAAACCATAGCCCGACGGTCCCGTCACAATAGGCATATAGTATCATACTATCAAGACGGTATCGAGGTTTTGAGCCGGATTTGACGGATAGTATCATACTATCAACATACTCTCTCGGGTTTTGGCCCGTTTGGGTGGTTAGTATCATACTAACGAGATACTATCTCGGACAGCCCTGAGGCGCAACGGGTCCTTCCTGGCCTCTGTTCGTATGCGGGGACGCAAGCCGCCCGATTTTTCTAGCGAAACACCTTTTTCTTTACTGGTCGCCCATACTCGGAAACCCTTGTGTTTATTGGGGTTTGAGGGTGTCTTGTTTTTTCTGACTGGTCACTTGTAAATCTGGCTGGTCACTTTGCATTTTTTATGGAGAATTACATGGAATTTAATGAAAAATATCCTACCGAAAAGCTCATCCCATATGCCCGAAACTCTCGGACACATAACGATGAACAAATCGCCCAAATTGTGGCAAGCATTAAGGAGTTCGGTTTCACGAACCCAATCCTGATTGGAGATGATGATGTTATAATCGCCGGTCATGGTCGCCTTATGGCCGCACAACGTCTTGGCATGACAGAGGTTCCGGTCATCAGGTTGCCTCACTTAACCGAAACACAACGCCGGGCCTTGGTCATTGCCGACAATAAGATTGCTCTGAATGCCGGATGGGATGAAGAGATGCTCCACCTTGAAATGGAAGAACTCTCGGAATTGAACTTTGATTTGAACCTGCTTGGGTTTAACCCTGATGAGTTGAATGAAATCCAATTATTCGGTGAGGAAAAGTCGTCCGGTAACACAGATGATGACGAAGTTCCGGAAGCACCTGAGGAAGCCATCACAAAACGTGGCGACATTTGGCAACTGGGCCGACACCGTCTGATTTGTGGCGATACCACCATGATAGATGACGTTAAAAAGCTAATGCAGGACGAAGTCGCCGATATGATTTTCACAGACCCTCCATATAATGTGAACTATGGTTCCACCATGAAAGACAGCATACGCTATCATGCCGGTTCACTCGGTGGCCGAAAGATTATGAACGATAACCTTGGCGAAGGTTTTGCTCAGTTCCTGACGGATAGCTTATCCAATATGATGATGTATTGTAAAGGTGCGGCCTATGTATGCATGAGTTCATCTGAACTGCACACCCTTTATAACTCGTTCATCAATGCCGGTGGCAAATGGTCGACCTTCATCATTTGGAAAAAGAACACCTTTACCCTTGGCCGAGCTGACTATCAGCGACAATATGAGCCTATTCTTTACGGTTGGAATGCCGAACAAAAACATCATTGGTGTGGTGACCGGGATCAGGCAGACGTTTGGGAATACAATAAACCGGTCAAAAACGACTTACACCCGACAATGAAGCCGGTTGAACTGGTGGAAAGAGCTATAAATAACAGCTCTAAAATCGGGAATATCGTTTTAGATGGTTTCGGAGGCTCCGGCTCGACGCTGATTGCGTGCGAAAAGACGGGTCGTTCTGCCCGATTAATTGAGCTAGATCCGAAGTTTTGTGACGTCATCATCAGGCGTTGGGAGGAATATACCGGTAACAAAGCCCAACTTATTGAAAATAAAGCAGAAATAATCGAAAATGATGCAGAATTAACTGGATAAATTTCGAATAACAAGCAACAATGTAATTGTAAGGAAAGGCAGAGAAAGCCTTGAAAAACAAGAACAAAAGGAGCTTAAAATGAAAACAGTTAAAACCTACTTAGTACGCAAACCGAGTGACTTAGAAGAAGTCATGGAGTTAACCAAAAGATACGGCAACGAAGCAACCGAAGTTAAGGTCGCCGAAACCATCCGCTTAGACGAAGAAGCTTATAAAGCGGTTTGTGAAAACCCGGTGGCCGATTACGGGTTTTTAACCGGCAAAGGCGGCTACGATGACGACGGGATGCGACAGGTCATCGCCTTAACCTGCAAGGGCCACAAAACGCTTTACGCCGATCCTTCAGGCTCAGATTACTGCCGTTACTTAGGGATTAAACAATAAGGAGGTTACCATGTTTTACAATAAAGAAAACTTAAACAACGCCTTTAAAGAGTTACGCAAACTGGGGTATTTTGCAAGACAGAACTTCAAATGCTGCCAAAGTTGTGCTTGGGCGGCCGTTCCAATGGATAAAGCCAAGGTGGTTTTTTACCACGCACAGGATAATGAGGATCTAATGAGATATGGCGAATGTTATTTAGCATGGACCGGTGACGTGGATGAAATCGCCGCAGTCCTTGAAAAACATGGAGTTTTGCTTAAAAAGCCCGAAAGTGAAGCCAGTCGTTTTGAAATTACGATAAAATGATAAAAATTATTGAAAAACAAGCACTTATTTGCAAAATAAATGCAGAATTAACTGGATATAATTCGAATTCCAAGCAATACTGTAAGTGTAAGCAAAGGCAAGGATAGCCTAGCAAAACCTAACAAAAGGAGCATTAAAATGGCAAAAGAAAAAAAGAACATCTTACAGACCTTAATCGCCTATGAGCTACACCGAGGCGAAGTTGAGGAAGTCTTGATAAAATTCGGATGGGTTCGCAAAGATGCCTATTTTATGGAAAGCGAATTATACTGCTGGCTTGAAAGAGAGCCTTCAGACGAAGACATCAAAAAGGTTTTAACTGAAATCGGATACGACGTTAGTAAATTATAAGGAGGCCACCATGACAACATTACAAACACAAAATAAAGAATGGGGATTTTGGGGAACAGCCTCAAACTACACCGGTAAAGACAACATGGCTGAGATTTGGGAAGCCGCCTTTAAGATTATCCAAGATAAAGCCGGATTTACACCTCAAGAGACCTTGGGCTTGATGGACAGCCGATGGGGTCGCCATACCGCAGACGAATTTGCCGAAGAAATCAGCTGTGATTTAGAAACATTTATCAAAGCCTTTAAGAGAAAAATGACGAAAGACCGCCTACATAGGGATTTCAATTACTATGTCGATGCGGATGCCTACAAACCTACCAAGGCCACACGCAGGTATGAAAATTTCGCTAAGGACTTAGCCAAGTTAACAAAAACCTACGGTATCGTTATCAAGTCCATCGGTGGGGTTAGCCTTAGCTCACAAGAAGATTTGAAAAACTTCAAAGGATACACAACCGATTTAGAAAGTGGCGATTTAGAACCAGTTTGGAAGGAGAACTAAGATGAAAAAGAAAGCATTACCAGAACAGTATTTGGCAAAGATTAAAACCGCCGCACAACTTCTTGATAAAGAAAAAGCGTTTGTGGATACAGCGGTTTTCAAAATAAACGGAGATTACTACGGATTTCAACCATTCGAGCAAAAATACAAAAAGAAATATACGGCAGTTGCTGAAGACAGGCTAGAAAAAATACGAGAAAGAATTATTGAATTTGAAGAGAAACTAAAAGCAGACAACATCAATTTAATGGTCTGCTTTATTTCTATGGAAGAAGGCGGTGCTATCATTAATATCGGCCAAGAAGGTTTCAAAGAAAGAGAACTTATTATGAAAGAACTTCAAGAACTGGAGAAGAAACATGCCCAAATATCCTGATATTACAGTCGAGTTAATCGGTCAAAACGGAAACGCATTCAGCATCTTAGGAATTTGCCTGCGTGCTATGAGACAAGCCGGTTTATCTAAGGAAGAACGAGATAAGTTCTATGCTGAAGCGACTTCCGGGAATTATGACCACCTGCTGATGACCTGTATGGAATGGTTTGAAGTCGAATAAGGCTTAAAAAAAAGAGAAAGAAAAAGTGCGGCAGTTAACCGCACCTTTTTTGTTACTGGATTGTTTCGGGAGTTTCATCAACCTCGGGTGCGACAGCAATCAGTCGGTATCTGCGAACCCCGTCTTTCTTTTCAGACGTAAGTGTGGCTCCGACTTGTTTACTTGCCAAGACTGACATGGCCCCTCGGACGGAGTTTTCTTTCCAACCGAGTTTATCTGCCAGTTCCTTAATGGAAACGCCTTCTTCCCTTGTCAGCATGACGGCCATCATTGCCGTTTTGAATTGCTTGGAAGTGTTTTTAATGTCCGTATCCGGTGATGTTATCTCATTGAGCGTTTGGGTCAGTTTGTTGCCCAAGTCTTCAAGGGTTATAACATCGGCTGATTTGGTTTTGTTTTTTTGTGTTGTCATCTTATAAGTCCTTTCATTGATTAGGTTTAACACAACACAATGAATGCTTGGATTTACAATTATATCCAGTTAATTGTTGCATAAAAGGGAAAATAAATGGGACAAAAGGTTTCACTTCGGGAATATGCCCGAATGCGTGGAGTTCGGCTTAATGCAGTTCAGACAGCCGTTAACTCCGGTCGCATACATAAAACGCCTGATGGGAAAATTGATGTGGAGGAAGCCAACAAGGAGTGGTTCATGAACACTGACCCGGCCAAAAGCAGAAAAGCTGATCCATTATTTGAAACATCTGACGGCGGTGGCATGCCCAAAAACGGGATGTCAAACTTTCAGCAGGCAAAAACGGCAGACATTTATTATCGGGCTATGCTTGCCAAGGCAAAGCTCAAAATGATTACAGGAGAAACAATTGACCGCAAAAAGGCAGGATTACACGCATTCAACCTAGGCAGATCATTAAGAGATTTGTTCGTTTCGTTTCCAACAAGGTACGGAGCTCTCATTGCGGCGGCATTGGAAACAGACGAACACAAAACGGTGGTGGTGTTAGATGAATATATCCGAAAACTCTTATCAGAAAGCAAGGACGTTATCGACCGAGAACTTTGATGCGGCAGATTATATTGAAGGCGAGTTTTTTCGTGGTGTTGAACCGGATTCATATATGTCGGTCTCAGACTGGGCCGATGAATATCGAGTCCTGTCCAGTAAATCGGCATCCGAACCCGGACGTTGGCGAACATCAAGAACGCCTTATTTAAGAGAGATTATGGACTGTTTATCGCCCAAGAGCCCAATACAGAAAGTTGTCTTTATGAAAGGAGCCCAAATCGGTGGAACTGAATGTGGCAACAACTGGATCGGATATATCATGCACAAGGCTCCAGGTCCGATAATGGCGGTGTCGCCGACTGTGGAAATGGCCAAGCGTAACTCTCGTCAACGTATTGACCCGTTGATCGAGGACTGTCCGGCGTTAAAAAATCTGGTCAGTTCGCCTCGCTCTCGGGATAAAGGTAACACAATGCTGTCAAAAGACTTTCAAGGCGGCGTACTTGTGATGACCGGTGCAAACTCTGCTGTTGGACTTCGTTCCATGCCGGCTCGATACCTGTTTATGGACGAAGTGGACGGTTACCCTCAGGACATTGACGGCGAAGGTGACCCAATTCTTTTGGCCGAGCGAAGAACCGCAACCTTTAACAAACGCAAAAAGATATTCTTGGTGTCAACTCCGACTATCAAGGGCTTATCAAATATCGAGCGTGAGTTTGAAACATCAGATAAACGATACTATGTCGTGCCTTGCCCTTACTGTGGCGGATTTCAAAAGTTGGAATGGTCACAGATACGAGCTGAAGGCGATAATGTTTATTATGAGTGCGAACATTGTAATAAACTCATCGGCGAGCATTATAAAACGCAGATGCTGGCGAATGGACATTGGCAACCGACATCAAAAAGTGACGGCATAACGGCCGGATACCATTTGTCCTCGCTTTACTCTCCAGTCGGGTGGCTATCTTGGAAAGAATGCGTTGATATTTATGAAAAGACCAAGAAGAACCCGAGTTTGATACAAGGCTTCCAAAATACCATCTTGGGTGAAACGTTTGAACAAGAAAGCGATGCACCTGAATGGCAACGGCTTTATGAAACCAGAGAAACCTACCCAATCGGGACAGTTCCTAATGGCGGCTTATTCCTTACAGCCGGTGTGGATATTCAAAAAGACCGTATCGAATGCGAGGTTGTGGCCTGGGGACGACAAAAGCAAAGTTGGTCGGTGGAATATTTTGTTCTTGACGGCGATACGGCAAAACCTGACGTATGGCGACAATTACAAAATGTGCTTCATAAGGACTACCCACATGAAAGCGGTATCACAATGCCCATTCGGGTAATGTGTGTTGACTCCGGTTACGCAACCCAAGACGTTTATAACTTCGTCAAAAACTTTAACCAAGCCGTTTGGGGTGGCTCTGGTGCAAGAGCCAGTCAGCCTCATACCGTTGTGGCCATTAAAGGTCAAAGCCGAGACACCGCAATGCTCTTGTCAACCTCTAAAGCTGACACGAAAAAGAAAGGCCTGAAGGTTTGGAACGTATCGGGTCCGGTTGTTAAGACCGAACTTTACCGGTGGTTGAAGATGGAACGCATTGGCGAAAATGCAACAGATTTCGGACGATGCCATTTTCCTCAATACTCGGAGGAATACTTCAAACAGCTGACCGCTGAACGACAAGTCGTGAAAATTAGCAACGGCTACCCGAAACCAGTATGGGAAAAAGACCCGGCAAGACGAAACGAAGCCTTGGACTGCCGAGTTTATGCTCGTGCCGGAGCTGCGATTTATGGCCTAGATCGATTAAGTGAAAAGGCATGGCAAGAGTTAGAAGCCGTTATTCCGGCCCAAAGCTCGGCTGTTCCGGTTCAAAAGAAAAAACGATTTATTCAAATGCAACCAACAAAGGTGGATAATCCATGGTTATAGATAAAGAAACACTTAAAATACGATTGGCCGAAGCTGAAGAAGCCTACCATAAACTGCTCATCGGAGCCAAGGAAGTTTCGGTTAATGTCGGCAATTTCGGTTCGGTAACTTATAACCAAACCTCCCGAGCGGCTTTGGAAAGTTATATCTCAAGCCTAAAATCACAAATTGCGGCAGCCGAAGGTAAAACAACATCTTCTCGCAGACGAATGATAAAGGTGGTATTTTAGGCATTATTTTCCTGAATATCATCAATTTAGCAATAGCTTATTTTGATGAGATTCAAGGAATTTTATGCAGATAATATTGAATATATTAACAAGAAAAATTTTGAAGAAAATCGGCAAAATAAGCATTGTCTACGATGTTGCAAAAAATATTCCTGATGTCGTTGTTTGTTTTTAATGATTAATCAAATCATTTACAATCAAACGCCTAATCAAAAACATTTTTTGCTAACACCAAATTTGATTATATTTAGGAGAATAATGCCTCATGACAGACACATCACATAAATCAGCCTCGCACTCTTTACGAGAGATTGCTTCATGGCTCCCCGGACGTGGGTCGGCGGATAGCGACTTACTTCCGGAATTAAATACAATTGTTGCCCGTTCAAGGGATTTGGCTCGTAACCATGGTGTGGCTTCGGGTGCCATGCAAACCTTATCCGATAACATTGTCGGTACAGGGTTTCGCCTGTCGGTTAAGCCGGATTATAAAGCATTAGGCAAAACCAAAGAATGGGAAGAAGAATGGCAAGTAAAGGTGGAAGGTCTTTGGCGATCGTGGGCAGAAACATTTAACTGCGATGCCGCCAAGAAGTTAAACTTTCATGGCCTAACGACACAAGTTTTCAAGTCCTGCCTTATCAATGGCGAGGCTTTAGCTTTGCCGTTATGGTTGAAAGACAGACCTTTTTCAACAGCCATCCAGTTGGTAGAACCTGACAGATTATCAAACCCCAACAATGTCAGCGATACCAAAACACTCCGAGGTGGTATTGAAATTGATAAGTATGGAGCACCCATAGCCTATCACATTCAAAAAGACCATCCGGGCGATTATTGGACAGGAATTGCGTCTTGGGAGTGTATTTCGGCTTTTACTCCTTTTGGCCGAAGACGAGTTCTACACGTTCACGATATCAGCCGAATTGGGCAAAATCGTGGAAAGCCTGTCCTAAGTGCCATTATGCCGATGTTCAAAATGCTCGATCATTATGAGCGGTCAGAACTGCAGGCCGCCATTGTGAATGCAATGATTGCCGCATTTATTGAAACGCCGATGGATAATGAAGGCTTAAACGAACTGTTCGGTGGTTCAAGCGATGAATACTTGAATGCCAAAAAGGACTGGCAGGTCAAGTTAGAGGGTGGCTCGATTATTCCGATATTCCCCGGAGATAAGGTCGCCCCATTTACCCCGTCTCGCCCGAACTCGGCATATGGTGCTTTCGTTGAAAACTTGCTCCGACACATCGGAACCGGATTAAACATTCCGTACGAGTTGCTGTTAAAAGACTTCTCAAAGACAAATTACTCGTCCGCCCGTTCTGCCTTGTTAGAAGCTTGGCGATATTTCAACGGTCGCCGTCAATGGCTGTCCGATTACTGGGCAACACCGGTTTATGAACTATGGCTAGAAGAAGCCGTTAATAAAGGACTGGTTGATGCTCCAGACTTTTATGAAAAACGATACGCATACACAAGATGTAAGTGGATCGGTCCTGGTCGTGGCTGGGTTGATCCGGTTAAGGAAGCCCAAGCCTGCCAAATCCGAATGGAGATAGGACTTTCAACCTTAGAGGCTGAATGTGCCGGTCAAGGCTTAGACTGGGAAGAAGTTTTAGAACAAAGAGCAAGAGAAAAAGCCAAACTTGCCGAATTAGGTTTAACATTAGGAGAAAACCATGAAAGGAACATAGAACAGGATGAAGAAAAAGAGGTATCGGGGAATATATGATAATTCTATAAAGGTTCAACATCCGAAGATAATAGGTCTGTATATTTTTGATAAGTATATATTTGTCCCCATTTTTTTTCGGAATTATTTACCAAAATCCCTAAGTCAATTAAATGATTTAAGGATTTTATGACGGTTGGTTTTGTACTTCCTATCATATTGATAATTTCAGAAACGGTAAGCATAGGTTTCTTTTGAAATGCTGAAAACACTTTCAAAGCAGATTCTGATGCTCGACCGAGAGTTTTTATCTGCTCAACATCTGCTGAAAAGATATTTTGAATATTTATAAGTGTTTTTTTAGCATCATTTGCCGTTTCAATAACACCTTCTAAAAAGAATTTAATCCAATTTTCCCAGTCTCCATCTTTACGAACACCATTGAGAGCATCATAATACAGGGTTCTATTCTTTTTGAAGAATAAACTCAGGTATAAGAAAGGAGAATCCAGCACACCTTTTACACATAAGAAAAATGTAATTAAAAGACGACCAAGTCTTCCATTTCCATCAAGAAATGGGTGAATTGTTTCGAACTGTACATGGATAAGAGCAGCTTTGATTAAATTTGGAATATTATCTTCATCATTCATAAAAATTTCCAAATCTCCTAAAACAGACATGAGTTTTTCAGGAGGAACAGGCACAAATCGAGCATTACCAGGTCGTGTTCCACCAATCCAATTTTGGGATGAACGAAATTCTCCAGGAAGTTTTGTTTTTCCCCTAGAGTTAGTAAGAAGTATTTTATGAATTTCACGAATAAGACGTAACGACAACGGAAATCCTTCTTTGATGCGTTGCAACCCATGATTTAATGCTGCCACATATGAAGATACTTCTGATGCATCTGCAACAGGAACACCTTGTGTTTGTTCTGATTCATATCTTAAAAGATCATCCAACGTTGATTGTGTCCCCTCAATTTGTGATGATAATACAGCTTCCTTACGGACATACATATAATTCAGAACAGAAGGATCTATTGTTGCTTCAACAACACCGTTAAGTTCTCCGATGGATTGATTAGCTTTTTCTAATAAAACAGATACCTCTGATAAATCAATATCAGGTTTTGGTGGTAATGGATTAGGAATAAAGGCTTGATATGTTTCAGATGTTACTGAGCATTTCACTAAAGTTCCTTGAATATCACGTTTCATGGTATCTCCTTTGTTTTATTATAAGAGTATTATAACCGAATAACCTTTACAAGTCAATATAAAAAGTAAAGGTTATCAATTTATCCTTTACTTTCTCAAAAAGAAAGTAAAGGTTTTTATTTAAATGAAAGGAAAAACCATGAAACTATTAAACAAGACCGTTTGGGCAATAACGCCCGAGATGTTGCAGACGATGATGACGATAGCGAGGCAGAACAACAAAAGCCCTGAAGCAGTCGCCAGTCAATTAGGTAAAGAGATGAAAAACACAAACGCCGTTTCAGTAAGAGACGGCGTTGCTGTTATCAGGGTAACCGGCCCGTTGTTCAGGTATGCAAATCTGTTCACTCGCATTTGTGGAGCGACCTCTTATGAACTGTTTGCTCAGGATTTTAACAAAGCCCTTAAAGACCCAAGCGTTCAAGCCATCTTGCTTGATGTTGACAGTCCGGGTGGCGAAGTTAACGGCTGTTCCGAAGTTGCTGATATGATTTATAAGGCTCGTGGTACAAAGCCGATTATCGCTTATGCATCCGGTTACTGTTGCTCGGGTGCTTACTGGATCGCCTCAGCCTGTGACAAGATTTATGCAACCGATACAGCTGTCATCGGTTCAATTGGTGTCGTTTCCATTTTTGAAAAGGATGATGAAAACAAAACCATAGAGATTGTTTCATCGCAAAGTCCGAACAAACGCCCAAATGTGGAAACCGAGGAAGGTAAAGCCAAAATTCAAGAGCACGTTGATGCGTTGGCTGATGTTTTTATCAATAAAGTTGCACTTAACAGGGATATCTCCCCGAAGGAAGTTATTGAAAACTTCGGTGGTGGAGATGTGTTTGTTGGGCAAAAAGCCGTCAGTATCGGTCTGGCGGACGGCTTGTCCTCATTCGAGGAATTGGTGTCAGACCTTAACCTTATGGAGAAATCATTCATGAATGAACAAAAACCCACCTTTTCGGCCGAGGATATTAAGATGGCCGAGCGTGAACGCATGAGCCAAGTGTTCGCTTCCGACCTTGCAAAAGGTAAAGAAGAAACTGCTCAGATGTTGCTCGCAAAAACAGATATGTCAGCTTCTGACATCTTGGCTGTTTTAGGAACTATTCCGACAGCCCAAAAATCAACTGACTTTGAAAAAGCCATGGCAAGCGTGCCAAATCCGAACATTTCGCCTTCTGTTGAAGAACAGGAAGAAACACCGGATATGGTTGCCGCTCGTATTGCATCATATACAATGGAGGTCAAATAATGACAGTACAAGGATTTAAGGATTTAGGAACTTCAACGGTCGATAACTTACTCGCCGGTGAGTTTCCAAGAGTTGGCATTTTAGCCACAATCACAGGTGGTTCCTATGAAAAAGGAACAGTATTGAGCAAGTCAGATGGTAAATACACTATCTGTTCAACTGAGCCCGAGGCTATTTTAGCCGAAACGGTTGATGCTTCAGCCGAAGATAAACAAGCCGTTATCTATTTAACCGGCGAATTTAACTTGTCGGCGTTGAAAGCTTCTGTTGATGTGGCAACTCTAACAGACAAACTCAGAAATAAAAGCATTTTTGTAAAATCAAACCAAGGAGCATAGACCATGGATATTTTTTCTACTCATGTCTTATCGAAGGTCGTTGAAAACTTACCAACCCCTTCATCTTTCTTATTGGATACATTCTTCCCGAATGTCCAAACCTCAGAAAAAGAGGAAATCTACTTTGATGTGACGGACAGTAAACCACGCATCACTCCTTTCGTCTCCCCCTTACTTCCTGGTAAAGTGGTCGATAATAAAGGTTACACAACCAAATCTTTCAAGCCGGCCTATGTCAAAGACAAACGCCGTTTTGATGCGAACATTCCGTTCAAGCGTGTTGCCGGAGAAATCATCGGTGGCAATTTATCAAACGCTCAACGTTATGAACGAGCACTAGCCACAACTTTACAGGACCAGTTGGAAAACCTAACACGTCGTGAGGAAGTCATGGCCGCTGAAATCTTAAGAACAGGACAAACAATTGTTTCGGGCGATGGTTATCCGTCCACGACAGTTTCATTTGGGCGTGATGCCAGTTTGACTAAGGCCTTGGTTGGTTCCAACACATGGGCCACATCTGGTGTTAAACCGCTTGATAACCTTGAGGACTGGGCATCTGAAATTCAAAACAAGGCCGGTGTGGTTGCAAAAACAGTGGTTATGGATCCTGATGCTTGGAAAATCTTCCGTTCAAATTCAACGGTTGAAAAGTATTTGGATTACCGCAGAGGCACCAACAACACCTTAAATGCTGACCCGATTACTCGTGGTAAAGACAGCAAGGCTCGTTATGTTGGTACTATCGGTGACTTTGATATCTATGTTTATAACGACAGCTATATCAATGATGCCGGACAAACCACAAACTTATTGCCGTCAAAAACTGTCATCCTCGGTTCTCGTGATGGTTTAGACGGAACACGTTGCTATGGTGCAATCCACGACGAAAAAGCAAACTGGACGGCTACTCGTTACTTTACCAAGTCCTGGCTGGAAGAAGATCCTTCCGTTCGTTGGTTGTTGTTACAGTCTGCTCCGCTTGTCGTACCATATCGTCCGAATGCGGTATTGTGTGCAACCATTGGCTAGGAGGTTTTCATGGCAGTAAAAGTCAAGGCGTTAATTACGCTTGTGGTTGGAAAAGCTCAGGAGTTCGCTCCTGGGCAAGAGTGTGAAGTTTCTGATGAGGAAGCAAAACGTTTGATATCTTTAGGGTTTGCCGAAAGAGTTAAAAAGGCTCCGGCAACACAAAATCCGCCACAAAAACCTCAAGTAAAACCTGAAGAAAAGCAAGGAGCAAACAATGACAATAAACCCGATGATAGCAAAAGCGGTGGACAGTCTGTTCCTGAGACTGGGGCAACCGGCGGAGTATAACGGTAGGACCGTTCCGATCTTAGTCTTTGCACCTGATGAAATGGGAGAAGTTGGTTTTGCGAATACCATTTCTCCCACAACTTTAATCAGAGTAAGGGTTTCTGATGCACCTGATTTGGCCGTTGGCGACACATTTGAATGTGGCGGTGCGACATATCGTGTTATGTCAGATCCAAGACGAGAACAACACCGACTTGTGTGGCGTGCGGAGGTATCATGCGACTAAAAGCGGCACTTGAAGGGAACTTGGAAGAATATATGGAAGAACACTATCGGTCGGGAGCTGAAGCTGTCACAAACGGTATCAGGCAAGCGACCGATGGGCTAAAAACCACGATGAGAAATCAAATAAAAGCCGCAGGTTTGGGTAATCGGTTGGCTAATACTTGGCGTGGTGATACGTATCCTAAATCTAAAAAGAGTATCTCTGCCGCAGGTGTCGTTTATACCAAAGCACCTAAAATTATGGAAGGCTTTGAATTTGCAAGTGTCATTCGCTCGCCCAATGGCTTTTGGCTTGCCGTCCCAACAACGGCAATTAAAAAAAGAGCCTACGGAAAACGGATGACACCGGCACTTTATGAAAGGTCTAAAGGTGTCCGACTTCGGTTCGTTTATCGTTCACGAGGTGCTTCGTTCTTGGTTCATGAACAACGGAAAAAGACGATCATCACCTTTATTCTTGTCCCTCAGGTCAAGATGCCCAAAATCATCAACTTTGAAACAGAAAGCAAAAAGTGGCAGGAAAAAGTCCCGTCACTCATCGTTCAGAATTGGAGTGAAGATGACTAAACGAGAAATGATACTAAATGCCTTATTTGCAAGGCTTAAAACACTAGATGTTGTGGTTAAAAGGAACGAAATTGCTCCTCAAAAAATACCAGCATCAGGGCTTGTGATTATGCGAGACGGCAAACAAGGTGTTCCGGAAATACTTCTGTCTCCACCGATTTGCCTATTTAATCATGAGGCCGAAGTCGAGGTCATTGTCCAAGCGGTTAAATCCGAAGACAGAGATAAACTCTTGGATGAACTACTCGAAAAAATTGGTGAGTTGCTCTCATCAGATGTAAACCTGACCGGTTTGACGGACTTTATTTATCCCAAACCGCCCGAAATTATTGAGGAGTATATAGAAGGTGCTCCGTTAATTAAGGCGGCTGTTATCCCAGTGGTTTTACAGTATTCAACAACAAACGCATTAAAATGAAACTGAACGAGGTAATTGCTTATTGACGAACGTTGTTAGTGAGGAAATTAGCAATACCGGTTCAATTACGTGGATTTTTATAAAAATTTAAAATCAAACTCTATGAAAACGAAAGGAAATCAAAGATGGCTAGAGCTTATGGCTGGAATGCCAAATTATTAATTGCTGAAGAAAGTACCTACGGCACACTTTCGGACGGTAAATACACGCAAGTGCCGTTTGCATCAAGCACCATAGATAGTGAGCAAGGTTTGATTTCATCTAACGTGTTGGGATTGGGTCGAGACCCGACAACACCTTTTCAAGATGTCATCAACGTTGGTGGCGAACTGGCGGTACCGGTGGATTTAAGAAACATCGGTATTTGGCTCAAGGCTATCTTTGGGACACCAACAACAGCCGAAGATGGTAGTGCTTTTACGCATACATTTGAAAGTGGCAAGGTTTCTCTGCCCAGTTATACGTTAGAAGTTGGCTTACCCGAAGTACCGGAGTTTATTCGTTTCTTGGGTGTCAAGGCTGACAGCATCGCCTTTAACTTCGCCCGATCCGGTGAAGCCCAAGTAACGGTGTCCTTA